AAGTTCACCTAATTTTTCAGTTACTTCTGCAACTTGTTTAATAAGGTTTCCAGCTACTTCGTATCCTCTAGGATGCTCTCCTTCTTTAGCAATCTCTAGTATTCCATCAATAGCAACACTTCCTTTCTCTACAAGAGCATAAAAAGTATCTCGTTGATATAGATAATCTTTTTCAACATCTTCAATATCTTCTGTTGATACTATAGGAAGCTTTTCAATTGTTGTTATGGTTTGTTCTTTAGAGGTATCTTTTTCTAGTATCTCAACATTATCATCAACAATTCCAAAAGTTTTATTCAATTCTGTATGAGACTCTACCATTATTCTGTTTTATCTGTCCCTGACACTGGATCATAATTTTTTGCATCTTCAAAGAATGAAGTAGTTTCATTGAAGCCAAAATCATCATCTGCATTAGAATTTGCCGGAGATGGTGTAACTGTATATCTTTGTTCACGTTTAGGAGAATTATCTTTGAGATCTGTGTATTGGTCAACCTGTACTGTTTTAATAACACTACTAGATGTAACAGGGCCATAAAGATAAAACTTAGCAGTAAAATCTAATGTATAAATTAAAGCTCTTCTGGTTTCAAAATCTCCTTGATAATTATCTTCATACGAAACACTATTTAATATGATAGGAACATCTCTTTTAATTCCCATGTCTGCCATATCATTAATTGTAAGAGTATAGTCTGGTTGAAAGTATGGAAGAATTTGTTCGATGATCTGTAAGGAGTCATCAGATTCTTTAGCCATCACATACAATTGTATATTTAAATTATAGGGTACTGGCATATACTGAGAATCAAGACGATCATCATTTGTACCTTTAACCTTTTTAAATTTCTGTACTCTATTAAGTTTTCTATTAGGATCATAAGATAGATTTTGTATTTCAAAACCAATACGTGGAAGAGTAACAGCAACTGCTTTTGATAAATCAGCATTTTCATCTAAACGAACAAGCCACTTTTGTCTTGGCCCATACGCAAGAGGAACTTTCATTGATTGTTTTATATTACCATTATTGTCCTTACGAACCAATTGTATATTATTAAATGTTGTACCAAAAGCAATAATAACTTTTCTTATGCTTTCATGGTAGAATTGCTGACCTAACATTACGAACTACTCCCTACATCCCCAAATGGATTTGATTCAGTAAAATCTAACACTGTATCGTCAAGAGAATCAAATATCTCATTTTGAGCTCCCTGATCACCTGACTCTGAACCATCTCCTAATATATAGGTTTCTTGTATTAGGTATTCTTTATTACCAGTATCAGCTGAATTCTCTGTAAGAATAACACCAGCAGATGTTGTCATATCACTGCTCTCAAACGCTACAAGTTCATCTGAATCAGTTTCGTGAGCAATACGGCCTCCACTGTTATCTTCCAATAACATTGCATCAATTGTAGCAGTTTCGGCTTCCATAGTAAACTGAAATTCAGAAGTTGATGTGGTTAATGCTTCTTCAATTGCATCTATAGTATCTATACCAGTTGCAAGTTCCTCAGAAGCATAATCAAATAGACGGCATCTTAATTTGTATACAGGATTATTGTCCAGTTGAAAGAATGGCTCATCATGATCTACAAAATTAACTTGAAACATCTTTTTAAGTATTGGATGATAAATTGCATCACCCTCATAAGGACGATCCGAATCTGTTGCATCTGTCTCTGATATAATGTAAAAATCACTTCCCTCTAAATCTGTGGTTGTTAATGCAAGTGTTCCTGCTTCTAAAAGAATAGAACCACCTTCCTCTACATCACCTGTACTATCGGCATCAGCAGAAGTTCCAGACTCTATAGTAATCTGTTTTGTTAATTCTTGAAATCTAGTCTTGTTTACAACGAATGTTGCTTCACTTAAATTTTGTAGACCAAACTGATTCATCAATTCTTTTTCACCAGCAAAACCACCATCTGCATTTTCCATATACATTTCTATTTTTGCAGCATCTCTAAAAACAGAGAGGGTATCTTCACCAAAAATAGTGTCTTCTGCAACAATAGTACGATCCATATAAAAAACATCATGACCGTGTATCTGAATTGCTTCAGCAACCAAATCTGAATATAAATTTTGTTCTGTTGATATTGCGGCAACATTACTAGTATGAAAGAATGAATTTACAGCCATTCTATTATCCTACCATATAACTAACTGGTAATTCAAATGCTAGTTGAATTTGATCCTCTAGTTTTTGTTGCTCCTCTATTGCTTGTGTGTAGATGTCTGTACCGTTCATGGTAACACCACCCAACATTGCAACACCACTAAACTTAGATAAGTTTGCACCCCATTGTTTTTTGATAAGAGAAGTTGCATATCTTTTGAGATATATGTCATCAAAGATATCAGTGTAAGATGTTGGATCAACCTTACGATAACACTCTATGATTATAAACTCACTATCAGCTACAATTTTATTTTCCCAATCCATATCAATATAAAGACGATTTTGGTGTTGATTAAAACGTATAGGTGTTTCACCAACAAGTATATGCTCAAGAAAATCTAAATTTTGCATATGCATCTGATAGTTCATAACAGATGTAGATGAAAAATCATAAAGGTCATTTAATCTTAGTTGATAACGAACATCAAATAAACTTCCACCACCACCAGTATCAGTTAGGGGAAGTACTCTTAAAATAGAAACAACAGCTTCTGGAACAGGTATCCAGTTGTTACCTTCTTTCCATGTTGAAGATACAGAAGAATCTACTACATCTGTTGCCGTAGTTGAACTATCTGACCTTGCTCGTGTTATGTCAGCTTCTGTTACTAGATGTTTGAGATACATCTTTTCAATACCATCATAATGGTATTGTGCAAAATATTGTAGAGATTCGTCCAAACGATCATCTACTTGATCATCAGACACATTAATATCAATAACACCCTGTCCAAGAGCTCTCAAGCAATAATTTTTTAGGGTTTCTTTAGTAGAAGGTACGGCCATTTTGTTATTTCCTCTCTACATATTTATAATACTAATTACCTTGATTTTCCCTCCAAGGTGCTAATACGTCTTTCGTGATCTAGGGTATGATAATTAATAGTTTCCAAACGTAATTGCATTTCTTTTTTGAGTTGTATTTCATAATTATCCATAAGTTCTTTTATTTTTAAATATTCTTTTTGTACTCTTTCTTCTACTTGTAGTTTCATCCATTCTTCAGCATTTGCCATTTCAAATTATATCCTCCTAATATTATATATACTGACAAAATTTAGTAGTTTTGCATTAACCACCAACCAAAACCTGTAATAAGAAAAATTAATCCTATTGCTTTAAGTGCTTCAAAAAATAATTGTTTGTGTCTTTTTTTAATCTCTCGCATTTCTTCTATATGTTCTTCTCTAATCTCTTTTGCTTTTCTTAATCTTTCATTTCTGGTGTTGATTATAGTGTCCCATGTATCTGGGCCCCATTTAAGGTTCAGCTTAGTTTTTAGCCTAAACATTTCAAACTGAAGCGCTTTAGCATCAGTTACTTCCTGTACAATATCTGAAAATTCAGTGCTTTCTCCTGTAGAATTATCAAATTTGTTTAGTTTTTGTTCAATTCTAGCACTAGTTTTTCCTTTAGGTTTGGTATGTTTAACTTGATCTGCTAATGAGAAACATTTATCCAGCTGATTAGCAATTTCTACAATAGATTTTGCTCCATCAATAGCTTGACCTACAGCTTTAACTGCGCCAATAGCAAGTGAAATTTCTGCAATAACCATTAATCATTTCCACCAACGCCAAAATATAAATGGGTAAATAAAAATCATGTTTTTTCCTATACTAATGCAAAACTGGCAGCACAGAAGAATGACGGATTAGCTGATCCAGAAGGAGTTACAGACACTGTTGCTGATTCAAACAATCCAGTTGCATCAGCAACACTAGCATAATAACTTCCAGTATGACTTGCGTCATGTCGTTCCGTAAATGGTTCAGACCAAGTAGCAGAGCGAGAATTACCAAATCTTGAAACGCCACACGCAAACCCACCAGCAGGTATTGAAAGTGTTCCTGTTAATGCGTTTGATGTTACTCTGTCGGAATCGGAACAAGTCGCTGTAGAGGTAGCAGCAATACCTTTTACGTCATATACAAATATTTCTGATTGGTAATGTGTATTACCAGCAACAGTAACAACAATATCGCCACTTGTGCTTCCAGAATCTGCCCCTAAAGCGTAAGCATATATCCCAACCATTTGTTCAGTACTTCCACCAACTGAAATTTGTTCTACAATTACATTCATATCATTACCAGCAACAGTGGCAGTACATCCACTAATTCCTGCAGCGTTTGCGTTGAGTTGCGTCAGGAGTACAATAACTCTATCGGCTGTTGAAGTTCCTAAAGCCGCAGAACTAAAAGTGTGTGAAGATCCCCCTCCACTAACATTAGTTCCTGCAACTACTAATGTTGATGTAGCAGATGGCGTTACTCTATTTGGAAAAGCACCAAAACCTAAAACTTGATATCCAAAACTCATTTGATTAATCCTTAGGCATCTGTTGCAGCAGATGTTGTGAAGAAAATCTGAATACCAGCAAGTCTAGCATCTCCAGCCATATCATCGTTACCATCTGAAATATCTCTAAATATCTGGAAGAAAGTTAATGCATCATCAGCTGCACCAGTAATTGTTAACGCAGCACTTGTTGCAGATACCAATACCTCAGTTGCATCTCCCTGTGAGTCATCTTGAATGACAATTGCTGTACCAAACGCAGCAACTGATTCTGTATTATCAGCAACACACTTTCCTTGTAATGCCCAAGCAACACCTGTTGTTGCTGCAAGACCCACCCAATAAGCTTTATATGTAATTGTACCAGCGTTCCATGATTTAGGAAATGCCACTGTAAATTGTGCAAACTCATCTGAGTCTTTATCAAAGTCAAGAACTTTTAATTCTGGTTGTTGTGCGGTAGTCTCTACTTGTGCAAGTGCAGCACATCCATTTGAAGTACATGGATACATGGCACTAGCAGGAACCCAAATAGTTTCTAAACCAGCAGTTTTAATTACTGCACTATTGACAGTTGCACCAGCAGTTGCAAGGTCAACTGTACCGTCAGCTGCAATTGCAATAGCACCAGCTGTCGTTGCAGTACCAATAGTACAAGCATCTTTAAGTAATAGATCATCGACCAAAGTAACAATACCACTTGAAGCAATTGAAATTGCAGAGGTTGAACTTGTAACACCAATCGTTGCGGCATCCTTCAAGATTAAATCATCTGCTAGTGTAACAATACCACTTGAAGCAATTGAAATTGCAGAGGTTGAACTTGTAACACCAA